AACATCCGAATCGAAGAAAAGATTTTAGAAAAAATCAAATCCAAAGCTGCTGATGAAAAGCGAACAGTCACCAATCTGGTAGAATATGTCATGGAGCAATACTGTGACGGCAAGTTGTAGATAACGTGGAGCTAAAATGTCGCCCGATAGGGTGCATCTTTAGCGGATGTTATCAAGTAACCACCTAACATGTAACACAACCCCCACCACGATAAATCCAGTTCTAAAATATGGGGTTTGCGAGAATGACAGAAACAAGTCAATAGCTTGTAACGATACATACGTTAAATGATAGCTCCATAGGTTTATTTTTAACTTTCCGATACTAACTACCATATCAGGAATTAAACTCTTAGAAAGCAAATAAATAGGTATTAACAGATAAGGGAAATAAAAGGGTGCTATGGTCTGGATTGGATAAGTACGGTATTCTACTGGGTTAAAAGAAAATTCTTGAGTGCTACCATCAAAAAAAGGGAAAGTCCAAACGATGTCGTAAGGGATAAAATTAAAACATAAGGGTAAAAAAAGGCTCAACATCATTAATGCAGAGCCTATAACAAAACCTAAACTATGAGTTTTTTTCATGGGAATGGATCACCGTTGTTTCCTCCATCATTTTTTGTACTTACACTATCGTAATAAGTAGCCGTTAATTCACCGCTTTCGAAGTCATACTCCAAAACGATCTTTCCAGTTGAAGGAAATTCCTTCTCTGACTTCTTCACTTCTCGAATGTGATGATTCAATGCTTTCTTGTATTCTTTCATTTCTTTGTTCTTTACCCCAAATATAGCCTAATAATCCGCCAATTGTACCAATCATAAACATGATAATAGTTATCAAGATGGCTTTTTTTATCTCTAGCTTTTCTCTAATGTCTTCCTTCGTCTCTAAAGTAGCTACCCTTATAGATACGTCGCCTACAATCTTTTTGATGTTGTCAACAGATTTTTCTATACGATCCATGAATGACATTAGAATTTCATCGCTTACTTTACTTCCTTGTCTAGTCATGCCAAATTTACGTTATTAAAATACTATTTAAAATAGGTAGTTGTTACTATAGTGGTTGTAGGTGATTTACTTACGTGGTTACCATTGCATAATTTTGTCCTACGGATACAAACAGCCCTTTACCGTAGCAAAGCCCTCTCCATCCACTGCCAATAAAAGCAACTGTAGAATCAGTCCTCCAGTTTATACCGTCAACACTTGACATAACTTTATTTGTTCCGTCAAATGATGTTGCGACAAATAACCCGTTGCCATAAACAACACTATTCCAAATATTAGCTTCTGTGGCGGCGGCGGCAGTCCATGTGATTCCGTCTGAACTGTACATTACTCTGTTTGTTCCGTCTTCGCCAGTAGCCACAAAAAGACCGTTGCCATAAGTGATACTATCCCATGTATTTGCCTCCGATGCCGACCTTGCAGTCCAAGTAATTCCATCGGCAGAAGTCATTACTCTGTTTGTTCCGTCTGCTGACACGGCAACATAAATTCCCCCTCCATAAGCAACATCTCTCCATTCATTAGCTTCTGCTGCCGTCCTAGATGTCCACGTAATCCCATCCGAAGAAGTCATTACATCTCCATTCAAGGCAACCGCCACATAAAGGCTATCTCCATAAGTAACGCCCTTCCATGTGCTAGCAGAAGCAGCCGTTCTAGATGTCCAAGTAATTCCATCAACAGAAGTCATTACTCTACTAGCCCCCGTTAAAGATACGGCTACAAATAAACCGTCTCCATAAGTAACATCTTGCCATTGATTTGCTGATGCTGCTGTTCTAGGTGTCCAAGTAACACCGTCGGGACTAGTCATTACTCTGTTTGTTCCGTCACTTGAAACTGCTGCAAACACCCCTGCTCCATAAGCTACACCAGTCCAGACATTCGATTCTACGGATTCACTATTTCTAAATACTGGATTTGATTTCCTTACGATTTGCGTGATTAATGCGTCCATCAATTGATACCCATTCGTTTCATTATCAGGCAAGTCATTAAAAGTAATACCCGCATCTCTGACAAGTTTCATTACAAACTCGAAAATATCAGATACCGCATTTAAGTTAACGGGTGTCCCGTCTCCTAATCCTTGTCCCGTTTCGTCTGTTATCCTTCCGCTTGGGTAGTCCGAATCTGGTGCTGTAGCGTTTGCTAGTTCTTTAGTTTCTTTCATGATTTCTCTATTTCATCAATTAATTTCTTTCTTCCTTCCAAGGCTTTGGCTTCGTTGATTTCGCTGATTTTAGTCAGTAAAAATACCTCAGCGTTTTTATAAGCTGTTACTTCTTTTCTCCCTTTTACTTTTACCCGATCTAAGAATATGAGTAGGTTTTTATAGTTTTCTAGGTCGTTCATTTTATGCGTTATTATCTGATCTTGAAATTTCCAACCAATTAGTTCCATCATAAAATAATGACATTGCATCATTTCTGTGTGTTAGAGTAAAATCTCCAGCACATCGAATGTTACCACTCCCATCTTTTACTACAATGTCATTTGATGAATCATTAGCTTTTATAATTACAAAATCCCCTTGCGTACCTCCATTTATTGTATCTAAGTCATCCGTAGAAGCACCTCCTTCTGTGTCTATTTCAATATAACTACCCGTTATGGTTATCTCACCAGATGAAATAACTACATCCTCTACGCTTCCTAAATTTAGGAAACCAGAGATAGATAAATCACCCAATACCCCCAAATCCTCCTGTACCTCTACTAGACCATCAGTAACTACTAGTTGCTCTGAGCTTCCTATTTGAAATGATACTTCCGTTACTGCGTCTAGTATGACTTCTGTGGTAGATTCTATTGTTAAATCCCCTGTTTTAGAGATGTCACCTGTAGTCACTATATCCCCAGATGTTAACGATCCAGTAACCGTGACATCACCAGTAACATACAAATCTCTTCCTACGGATAAATCTCGATTTAATACCGCATCATGTGTAGATGATTGCAATCCCCCGCCTAAAATATTATTGGCTAGTTCTTCATGCGTACACCTCTTTCCATTATCGGTCAAGTAAAATATATGTACGTGCGATTTTGATATCGTTGGTGTATCTGTGTATCCTGATGGTAATTTAGTTGCCATGATTTCTTTTATTAAGTTTCTCTAATTATTGCAAGATCGTCTCCGCCTGCGTCTGATAACGTGTCTCCGTCGGTGTCTACTAACTCAAAGGTTGAGTACGTCGGGGCTTCTCCTCCAAAGTCTATTTGACCAAATTGGTAGTATCCGAATGCAGCCGCTACCCATTCTATTTCTTCGCTTACTATATTAGAATATCCGCTATCTCCACTAGTTCTAGTCGCTTTTACTCTGTAGTAATATTCCGTATTAGCTAATACATTTATATCTGTGTATGTTACTATTCCAGTTGATGTAGTGCCTATAGATGCCCAGTCTCCTACGCCCGTCAAACTTCTTTCAATATCGAATCCGTCCTCATTTCCTCCGCTATTCGATGTCCAATCTAGTTGGATTTGGCTAGGAGCATCTGGCAACGAAGCAATCAATGAAGTAGGAGTTTCTAACGTTAATGTAGTAGTCATTACTACCGCAGCATAAGTACTATCTCCATTACTTAAAGTAGCCTTCACTCTATAGTAATAGTCTGTAGTTTGAGTTAATCCAGTATCTTCATAAGTAACTACTCCAGAGGCTGTAGTATCTATCAAAGTCCAATCTCCTACGCCTGTTAAACTTCGCTCGACATCAAATCCATCTTCGTCTCCCCCGCTGTTAGAAGTCCAATCTACTGTCACTTCACCGTATGAAGGTGTTAATACAATATCGCTAGGCGGTTGCAATACAAGAGTAGTAGTCATTACTACATCTGAATAAGGGCTATTTCCTTGATCCTCAGTAGCCCTAACCCTATAGTATCTTGTTTCTCCCTGACTTAATCCAGTTTCTTCGCCCGTTGTAAATCCACTTGCTACCGAATCCACAACAGACCACCCGCTAACGCCATTTGCACTAGCCTCTAAATCGAATCCATCTTCTTCGCCCCCGCTATTTGAAGTCCAAGTAGCTGTAACACTACCATAAGAAGGCGTTAATTGTAAATTTGTAGGGGCGTCCATTGCTAGAGTTGTAGCACTAGCTACGGCACTGTACGAGCTGTTTTCTGATCCTTGATAAGATCGCACTCTATAGTAGTAGGTTGTATTATGGTCTAAACTTGAATCATCTTCATAAGTAACCACTCCAGTAGATACGGTATCTATCTGAGACCAAGAACCCGTACCCGTTAAACTTCTCTCTATCTTAAATCCATCCTCGTTACCAGCACTATTTGAAGTCCAGTTCAAAGTGATGGATTCTAACTCAATGTTTGTCAGATTCAGGAATGTAGGGGCTTCTATTTGGTCGGTTACTATAGTTAATTGATTTGAATACTCACTATTGTCAGTTAATCCGTTAGCTCTTATTCTGTAAGTATATGTAGTAACTGCGTCTAATCCTGTATCCGTATAAGTTGTTTGATTAGCGTTTAAAGTAGCTAACGTGGAATAAGACCCAGCGCCTACTTTTCTTTGTAATGTAAACCCTGTTTGACCTCCTACATTACTCCAATCTAAAACAATTTGATAAGATTTATTTGAACTACTTGTTAGATATGGAGCGGTTAACACATCTCCACAAAAACCGATATATCCATCTGCTTGGAGTTCGGCTAAAGTAAGCCCTCCATTCACTTTATTAAATGTTATAAAATTGTCGCTATTCGATTTAGTTAAGCAAGCCATGTTAATTACATATAGTTACTCTAAGCGTGTATTCAATCCAGAATGCGATTCCTTCTAAAGAATATTTTTTTTGATCTACACCCCCAAACTCTGAATCGTAAACCTCTTGTTTTATCACCTCGTGATCTCCGACCTCTAAGTATTCCATTGAATTAATAAAAGAAGGCAGTACGTCACTAATTGCATTACATATATCTTGGTTGTCTTCGTAGTTTGTAGAGGTAATTTTGTCCTTGCTTCCAATGCCAACCAATCTCATAGAGTAAACTCTTTGACGAAAAGCCTTTGATCCAAATCCTTGGGTTAAATCACTTTCTTTTTCCATGTCAATTATTCTATGATAGGTCTGTAGAGGGTATTTATCATTCCAGCTTATTTTTGAACCATTCTTATTGCCTAAATTTTCTAAAGGAAATGTCTTCCCGTCCTTTTCTTGTAGATAGCAAAGTCCTTTAGTAGTAATTTTACTACCAAATGACACCGTTTTTATCTGAGTGTTGATGTCTTGCAATATCGTATTTAAAGCTCTATCAGCCATTTAATATTTTTGTTAGCTCCTTATCGATCAATTTATTTAAAGTGCTTATCTCGCCTTTAGTATGCTTAAATATAGGCTTTGAATAAGTATTTTCTACCCATTCGCTTTTATCTGCATTATGACTGTTTTTAAATCCTAGCCCTACCCCTCCTTTTGTCGGGATCACAGACCAATCATTAGCCATTTGCCTAGTAGCTTGAAATATTACTTTTCTTGAGCTAGGATATCCGTTTTTAACCCTTTGTTTTAAATACGATTTAGAATAGTTTTCTGTGCTGTTGTCTGCGGCTTGTCCTTTATCAAATATCCTATCTGACGTAATCGCTTGCATAGAAGTGGCTACTGACAACTCAAGTTTGTTTGTCTTGTTTAGGGTATTCATTTTTTTTAACAGGCTTTTCAGACTCATTTACTATCATGTTAACTATTATCTCTTTCGGGACTCCTCTTTTATCTAGTTCGTCTACTAATATTAAAAGGTTTTCCGCCTCTCTTCGCACCCTAGCAAGATTTTTATAATCTATCAAGGGAGCATTGTTTTATAACTCACTGCTTTATTACACTCAAAACAAACGTCATTTTCATGTACGTTTAAATCCTTTAAAGCAGCTTCTATAAGTAAATTGTATTGATCGTTAAATTCAGTCCTTAATTGCGTTGCTTCCTCTATATCCATCAACGTGTAACGGTTTATTCTATCTGAATAAATCCTTTCGTTACAAAATTCAACACCTAACTTGTATAAGAAAGCGTCTTTAAACGAATCTATCCTTTGGCATACAAAATTAGATACAGAACATTCTAAGTTGTACGTTATAGAGATACCCGTATTACCTCCGTTAAAATTACTTGATATTACAGGGCTGTTTTTTGATACACTACCTATCTGAGTTGGATAATCACCTTGGTAATCAGCCATTTTAATAGATTCTACCGAATTGGCATCATAAGCAACGAAGATATCATTATACCTGTGAGCTGCGTAATTCTTGTTAATTCTATAGGTATTCAACCCCTGAATACCTTCAAAATCTATCTCATCGAGCGTCTGACCAGTGTTTAAATCAAATACCTTTACTGTGAAATTAGCCGCACTTGATAAGTAAATATCAAAGGTGCTGACATTTAGGACTAAATTTTTACTCTCATACCCAAAATTAAACCGAACCCCTGACCAATTATTACTAGAAGAAATTGCTTCATTATCCACTAGTTGGCCTGTTATCGAATTGTCAACGTAAGAGTACCTTTTAAAATACTTCTTCATTGCGTTTTTTATATCCGATTCAAGAAGGCGACTAGAACGGGCGTAAATATCCGCCCATGCTAATCTAACTTCATAATGATCTTCATCATCTGAAATCTCCTCTAGTTGGTTCGTGGTTATGCCTTGCAGATCATTTATATAATAACCACTATCTGGGTCTTCATACTCTACAATACCACGTACTCCGATATAGTTATTTAAGCAGGATATCACTTTAATTGAATATTCCTGTTGGAAGATCGGAAGACTTAGGACTATTTATGTCCTTCCACTTAATCGTACAAGACCAATTAAGAGCCGTGTCCAATCCTTCCTCTACTGGCGCACCCGCAAATATGGATGTGTCTACGTTATTTAAAAATAATGTCTGATAATCACCTCCTACAACAAAACCCACTCTGTATTGATTGCTTTTGACTATCTCATTAAAGAACCCTTCGTTTCCTTTAACTCCCTGAATAGCTACCGTCATAGTTCTATCAGCATTGATAACCCTTGTGTCTTGATTTCCTACTCCTGCGACATCAATAGGGCTACCTCCGTCATAAGTCCCTCTAACCTCTTGAAATACGTGAAGGTCAGCGGAATAATCACCGTCTACCCACAAAGCTGCGTTTGTAGGGTCTGCGTAAATGGCTGCATGTATATCCTTGTGGATAAACGCCAATGCAACCACCCTCCCAGATTCGAAATCACATTCTGGATTTACAAAATCTGGGATATTTGGTCTGCAATTTGCCATCTTAGCCTTGAGTTATGTTATATCCAACAATTCCGTTAAAATCGGTAAGGTTGTTGGTGTAACCTTCTCCAAACGCTTCTTCTGGAACAATCCAAAGATCATGGTAAGTAAATAATTGACCTACCCAGAACCCTTGAGGGTTGTTAGTAGAACACCCATCATCATATTTCAAATGAAAGTCATAAGTAATAGGATAAATAGGGTCTTGTATAGTTGTCTTAATTGACAAATCTCCTACGCTGTTAGCGGCATCGCTATTTCTGTAGTAGTTGTACTGATAAAACTGAGTAAGACCAGGATACATTCCTAGAACATAGTCTTTGTTTGCCGATCCTTGAACTGTATTCGTCCATGAATCTTTGAATAAAGTCATTCCGAACTGATCATTTACCTCAGCGAAATTCACTCCACCATCATTCACGTTACCAACAGCCAATCTGTTAAATACTTTTCTACCGTTGTTTAAACCAATAACTCCCATGTCTCCGTATTGGAAATTATCTTCTTGGTCGTTTTTCATTGCATCGAATACATCAGCAGAAAGAGTACCATCTGAATTTAACATTTCCAACGCAGAGTAATCGCCTTTTTGGACTGATGCTCCTGTTCTTTCACTAGCCGCAGGATTCGCACCTACATTAGCAGCGGCGGCAGCATATAGCTGTCTATCCATCAACTCTCTAGTGTTTCGCATGGCATCTCTGATTTCGAGTTGAAGCCTTGACTTCATTCCCTCCATAGTCCCCTCTCTAATGATTGCTTCATCAAGAGTAAACTTATCCCCTGCGAATAGGGTGGGGTTTAGAGTTTCTACAATCTCTCTTCTTGTAGTTCCTCTAGAACAAGAGTAATCTCCTATTGCGTCCATTTCATCGTCATTACCTTTTTTAGGCAAATACCTGATTTCAACTGGCTTATATTTACCGTCTTTAGACGCAGTACCCATTGTTGTATTAATGGTTCTTGGATTCGTTGCTCCTAAAAGGTAGTCAGTGAATCCCAACATTTTTTGATAATTTGAGGGGTCATTAATCCCTACATTGTTTGATAAATCTGTTTGTACGGCCTGTAGTGCTTCGGCCAAATTTAAATTAACTGACATTTGTTTGTTATAAAAGTTAACTCACCTATTGAAACCTTTTTCTATGCTCAAGCATTTTCCTTTGGTTTGGCGTCAATTCTACCTCATCCACTATTGGAGCGGGTATCTTATTGTTCGCCTTCTCAGGGCTTGATTTTTTAAAATAAGGTTCAAATTCTGGTTCGAGTAGACTTTGGAATGTTGCTATTTTATTCCCCTCGTAAAGCTCTTTGTCTGGCATATCCTTTTGAAATAATTGAATATCACCTGATTCAGATAACTTTAAATGTGCTTTGGCTGTTAATTTATCCCATTTCTTCTTTAAAAGAGCATCCTTTAAATCAGGGTCGGAATAAGTGTCTGCCCATGTGTAATCATTAACCTTGCGTACATAAGTATTATACAACTCTTTTTGTCTGTACTCTTCTTTTAACGCCTTTATTGTCTCTTCTGCTTCTTTTTCTTTGGACTCCAAAGATTTGTGAAGCGTTGCTATGTCTTTTTTGTAAGTCTCGATAACGTCTTTATTATCGCCCTTACTCACAGATTTTTCTAGGGCTTGCTCTAAGTCTTCTATCTTATCAGATATAAATTGAGCATCTGAATAATCTATCCCCGCTTTATCCATGATAGGCTTCAGTTTTTCTTCAACTTTCGATAAAGCCGTTTTCATGTGTTTAGGGTAACTGTCTTGGTTTATCTTCTCAATAACTTCTGAATTAGCTATTGCGCTGTCAATGGTCAATAAACTGCCTATTTTTTTCTCCGCATCTGTAAACCCGTCATCTGATAGGGCAAATTCACCCTCCCATTTGTCTTCTTTTACAGCTTTCGATAACTCGGAATGATCTATCCTGTCATTCAGAGATATAAGTAATTTTTTCCAACTATTATCCACAACCTTTGCATTTAGAATTAATAGGCGGTATAAATGGTGAGCCTTTTGGTATCTCTATGTCGTGACTACCTCGCTGAAAAGCTACGTAAGCTACGGACTTAGACCAATACACCTCAACACCATCAACAATTAACAGATAAACATCTCCCTTTTTCAAGGGCTTCTCCTCCTTTTTTGGAGTACTTACTTCCTTTACTACTACTGTAGTCTTCTTTGCAACTTCTTCGACTTCCGAGTCCGTCACCGTATTTTTACTTCCTTTTGGTCTTCCCATAGTGTAAATATAATAATTCTATTTAACATAACATTTTCTATTTAACATAATGTTATTGTTCAATATCTTCTTTCTTGACCTGAACAAGGGGGGCGTCTTCAACAAATCCAGATTCTTTTTTTGCTAGAGTGTCTATTGCCTGTCTTTTTTCCTTCATCTCCAAGTCCAAAAAGCCCTCGTCATTTTCTATAGCCATATTAACCAGTTCTATTAAATGAATGGCTTTGTAAATCTTCCAATCTTTTTCGCCTAAATTCCTTAGAGTTAATAAGTCATCTACATTTTTCCCTACATAAGGGTTTAATTCTATAATAGTATCGTTTTTCTGTCTGGCAAAATCATTATTTGCAAACTTGCTGTTTACTAGCTCTTTTTCGATATGCATTAAATAGTTATCAGATACATTTGAGTTACTAGCGTCTTTATACTCCTCTCTAATCTGGTTTAAGCTAAGAATGTTAAACTCTTTCGGCTGATGAATTTGAGGTAATATTTTCGTTACTTCTACTGTCTCTCCGTATCTCCAAGCGGCAATATAAAGAATCAAATTAGGCAATACATACTCGTATACATGCCTTGAATATCTGCTTAGGAATGCATTTAAATCCTCTCTGTCGATAGTTTTTGCGACACCGCTTTGATCTTCACCAACCATTTGAACTATCTCCATATTAATAGACGCAAGCCCTCTTTTTTCTTCTGCTCTTATTCTTTCCTCAACCTTGTCAACGACTTCAATGGGCTTATCTACATAGCCAGCGGGAGGCGTTGGTAGTGGTGAATCTGGATTCAGCGAATCTCTGTTGATAGTATGAATGCCAAATGGGTTTCTGCTTACTTTTCCAGTCCCTTTACATGTGGTGCAATTTTGGGTAATAACCTTTGTTTCTGACCTGCCCGTAACCTCTAGCGATGTACCCTCTAATGCTGATATTTCCACCTGTCCACCGTTACACCCTTCTGCCTCGCATTCAGTAGTATATTCCCATTTATCCATATATAAATGGTTCATATAGGCAGCTTGCAAGTCGCTTGTTAACTGTACTACTTGATTCCAATGAGGCAAAACACCTCTTATCCAAGATTCAAAATAATAAGGTTGTTTGCCTCCTTTGATAATCCCTCCAATTCTAAACACGGGTATTACGCCAAAATCATGGGAGTACTCAAAATCTAAAACCCATGTCTCTTTACTTCCTTTTACTTCTTTTCTGTAGTATAGTATTTGATTGTCAGTAAAAATCTTTATAGTATCACCAAACAAAAACGTGTAATATTTATCTTCTTCGAAGTCTATTAAATACTCTGACTTATACACATAAGCAACGGGTTCAAACATTTCAGTTTCTTTTATTTCAAAATCCTGAGGCATTACCACGATTGCAGCGTTTGGGTCGCTGAAATCCTTAGTAGTAAATGTTTCCGTTATGAAATTCATAATAGACCTGTAAAATGGATAGTCCTCCATTAAGTATTTAGATAGACTGTCTTTTGTAGTCATTTCTGGAAATTCCATATCCCACAACCTAGGGTTAAATACTTTGTTTACTGTATTTATAACCTTCTCAGATAATGACTGTGTGACTGGCTGATAAGACTCAAGCCTGTATCTTTTAATATCTTCCTGCTCATTTGGTCTGTTTATGTTTAAAAGCTTCTCTGGGGTTTCCCCTTCCACATGAACGCCCATCTCTTCGGCATGGTTTACCGTTATTTTATAGTATTTGTGGGTAATCTGTTTTTTTTCTACCGCTGAAAAATACTTATCATTAAATTCTATCATCGTTTTAAAACTAAGTGTTCATTAAGAAGCTTCATTAGAACTAGACCTGTCCGTTACTTCTAGTCTAAAACTAGCCTGTATTGCCTCGTAGTTCTCTTGCCACTCTAATAGGTATTCTGAGTCGTCTGGCAAAGATACCGATTTTAAAAGTCCTTTTATTTCGGTTTTTATATCGTTGTGTATAGTCATAGCTTGAGTTGCATCATGCTCGTTTTCATCAAACCACCCAGTTACAAATTCATACGTTTTTGTTAATATAGTTCTAACCCTGTAAAAGCTACCATTGGACAAATCATACCCTTCGCTAACCACTGGCATTAATGGTTTTCTTATTAAGGTCTCTACGTGGAACTTGTTTCTAAAAGAAGTTAGCACCTCATAGTTATAGTTTAGTATGTTTTTTCCATTTCTAAAAGAAACATATTTCAACCCACCCGCATTATTTACCACATCTATAGGATCACTTAAATACACCACCTCGTTACTATCTGCGGTATCTATTACCGCTAACACATAACACCCCGTATCCACTTGAGGGAATACAAAATCATCGGCATACCACCTATAATCAGACCCGCTTATTATATCTTTTGTTAGTGGTGCAATGTCAGCTATGGCGGTAGTATATGAATCTGAGTGAAGCAAATCTAACGACCATGATGAGAAATTAGCACTATCATCTAATTCATCACTGTTATTGTAAAATGCGTAAGTACTACCCGTAACATACTTATGTTTATATTCCATAATTATCCGCTAATTCTAAAAGTTCTATTTCTGCAATTCTTTCTATCGGGCTTCTTGTAGCCATTAATAAAAACCCTTGCTTCGTGTTGCTTCGATCATCTCTGTAGGTTATATATCCTAAATTTTTAGACGTAGTAGAATGATCATTTTCCATTGCTTCTTTTATATCGTTCCATTGGTCATTCGTTAAAAGCACAGTTAGTTTATTAACTACTGGATTCCATAACCTATAGCCTACGTAATTATCTCCTATCTCTATATTCCCAGTCGATGACCTAGTAAGCCTTTGAACGTCCCCTAGTTTACAGTCTGCTGATGCATCATATCTAACCGTAAAGGCTGTATTAACCTTTACGCTCGTGTTCTGAATCAATTCATCTAAAGATTTCCCGTATAACGTGCTATTAAGTAATAATGCATGTTCTAATAGCATATACACGGGAGCATGACGTAAGTTATACGCTGTATCTGCATCATCTAGTCCTGTTACCGTTGTGAAATTCTCATTATTTTCCTGAACAAAATCTGAGCTATCTCTAGCCAATGCAACAATAAAATTATCATCGTCATACTTCCATGAAGTGCTTTTATTTTCTCGCTCGTCATAGGTGGCCTGTATGAGATCGTTACTTGCAATGAAAGGGACTATTTTTTTATAGTCTCCCCCGACTGTTTTTATAGGTAGTGAATATTCAGATACTGTTAAGAAATCTTCAAATAGCCCGTTAATTCCTATTTCATTAAAATACTTGCTGTATCCGATTTCTACATTATTTATTAATAAGTCCTCGTAGGTGGTTTCAGAATAAGAGTCTTTCTTTTTAACGGATACGGGACTGCCTATATCTAGTATTTCTCCCCCAGAATAAAAATGTTCCATTGGCTCTACTCTTATCCTGTAGTCGCTTCCATCCTTCTCAAAACCCCATCCGCATCCATATCTAGCAGAAGCCCAATCTAGCATCTCTTTCATGGAAACCGTAGATGTAGCCCCTCCAATACCTCTTAACATTTTACCGCTTACAATAGAGTTTAATCCACCACACCCATCAGACGCATAGCCGTGATCGGTAAGCCCAAAAAAGTCCGAATAAAAACTATCTTGCTGCCCTGTTAATATATAACTAAGTCGATCAAATACATCGTGTACTAGATAATGACTGACATCCACTTCCTCAGATACAGGCAATTGAGTGATAGTTATATACGAATCTCCAGACGAATCATTATCATCGTTATAAATTCTTACTCTTGTCTCCATGCTGTGCGCTCCAGAAGATACCTGAGACGTGGTTTCAATTACTAAATAAAACTCATCTCCTGACTCTACATCACTAAACGATGTATTTATAGTGTCTGATATAGGGAAAGCTCCATTTACGTAGGTATAAGATGTACTAGGCGCGGAAGCCCCTGCTTGAGTGTCGTTATCACTTGATATAGTAGACGTACTCTCTTCTGCTCCGTCTCTAAATTGTTTTAACTTTAAGGCGTAGGAACTCTGAACATCAACCGTTCCAGCATGATAAACCACCACTCTAACAGTAAACGATACCTCACAATCTAAATCTATTGGCCCACCTTTTTCCGCTGTATAAATAGGAATTGGCTTATCTGTTTGCAAATACGAATCTTTATGAACGGACACAGACGCACTTCTTAGATTTATATTGTCTAAAGTGTCTCTTCTTTTAACCCCAAACCCAAAATCTGTATATTGCGCTTGGCTTCCTGTATTTTCCTCTGTCAATCCGTTACCCTCTATGAATACATCATTTTTGGTCAACAATGCGTCATAAGTCCTATATAACCTGATAGTATTCCATGTGTCGCTCTCTTTATTTATCGATCCTGATAGCGTGCCTCCATCTAAATCTATAGTAGTGTCTAATCTTACTTTTGTTTTTATCCTGTTTAAAAAAGTCTGTTTAAAAGTGTCTGTTTCGAAATCCACCTCAAAATAGTCTTTGTCATACTGCCTATTCTCCATTATTGCTGTGCCCTCAAATAATGTAGAATAAGAATCGTTAACGGTTTCTCTTCCTTCCGCTTTAAATGTGACTTGCGCATCAAATCCTTCTAATCTAAAAGCACTTTCTAAAACATCTCTCCCGTCACTTATAAACCCTAGTTTTAATGTGCCAGAGGTGTATTCAAACATGACCCCATGGCTATCGAAATCCCTTTTTAGCTCAGATTTAAAATCCTTCCATCCTCTAGGTTGCACAACATTTGTATCTACTCCGTTATATGTTAGTGTAAATCTAAATATCATTGAATTTGTGCTAAATAACCATTTATACTAGATTCTACTTCTGTATCTGCCCCACTTGAAACACATATCACACGAACGTCATAATTTTTAGGCACAATAATACAAGGAGACAATTCCTGTTGAACTGTTCCAGAATCTGCTGTTGACACCAATCTACTTTTAGTTCTCCACACACCCGTCTGCGATCTCATTTGAAATAAAAACTCTACTCTTCTTGCTTGCGACCCACTACGACGAACTCCACAATCCCATGATGTAACTATCCAATAATCAGTAGAGCTAATAGACGTTGCACATTTATTAGATTGGTTTCCATCTGAATTAGCTACTACATGAATCTTTGTTGAATCTTGTGGAACTCCATCAGTAACCGTCCCTCCAGATTCATATACATAAACGTCCCCTTCAAAATCTCCTGTTCCATTTCCGTCCCCCGTAGTAGTTGCATTAAATATTCTTGTTGCTCTGTATAGAGGTATGTCTAGAGTTACCTCTGTTTGCCCGTTAACCGTAGCATTTTGTGCTACAAACGTCAGATTACCGTCTGAAATAGTATGACCTTCTATTACTACAGGTTGGTCGTCATTATCATTACTAGAGCTTATTCTATTTATAGTATTCCCAGAAGGCATCGTTTCAAAACCTCCTACATCCCATACCATTTCAAAAGAAGTTGTTACTTCCCCATTTTTACCGAATTTCAACAATGATTTAGGCTTTACAATTACTCTATCTCCATAGTCTCCATAGATTTGATCTATCGCTTGCTTAACTCCTAATGTATAATAATTAGATATGTCCTTTTTCCCGTCTATTATCATGTCGAATACCTGTTTATTTTTTTTATGGATATTTGATTGTTTCTTATTTGCCTTAGATTAAACCCGTTTTCGTCTATTTCTGTAATATTAACAGGCATTTTCTTTAATTGATCCGCTATAGGTTTAGTGTCTAGTACGTTTATACTCGATCCTCCAGAAGACCCGTTTAAAATATCTGGATGTAACTCTAGGTTATTAATTTTACCCATTAAATCGAAGCCATATTTAGAAGTGGCCTTTCTGCTCATTACAAATTCATCTCTTTCCGCTTCGATTAATGTCCCTCCGTTAGAATGAAGGCTTCCTCCTATCTTACCCCCTTTTTCGAACTTAGGCGCACCTGATAGAACGCTTTTTGCTTGTGCTATATTGGCAGATATTCTTGCGATTCCTACTATAAATTGAGCTACCCCAGCAGCTCCAAAAGTAAACGCATTGGCTGGGTTTCCTTCTGATGCTGCGGTTAATGAGGAGATCGCTTTTGCAGTGTCTTGAGCGATTTGTATTAACGCTACCGTTTTTCCTAGCTTCGTACCCCTTCCGAATAATGAGATTAAAGAGTTAAATATTCTCTCTTCTTGTGCAATCTTGAAATTTGCTAACTCTTGAGCTGACTGCTTTTTAAGTTCATTAATCCTTAACTCTTCCTCTAGTTCAGCTTGATCTTTAGTAAATTTTAAATCTAACTCTGTTTGCAATCCCTCTTCTAATCGCTCTAATTTTGCGTTTGATATTTCACCTTCTTTTTCGAATAATTCATCCAAATCATCGAATTGCCTAGCTAGTTTTTCAGCGTCTTTTATGGCTTGTTTTTCATATTCCTCATTCTCTTTTGCAATCCTAGCATCTATAGATGCTTGTCTAGCAGCCTCTTCCGATGCCTTTTTTTGTTCGTTTTTTAGGATTTGTTGTTCCTGCTCATCTAAGGCGGCCAATATATTTATCTCTTCTTCTTTTAATGCGTTAATTTGCCTATCTATATTTAGCCTGTTCTCTGCCATTTGAAATCTAGAGATTTCTCCGCTTTCAAATATCTTAATTTGTTCTTCATACAAATTAGCAAGTCTTTCAAGCTCAGCATTAAAACTCTTTTGTCGCTCTATTGGCTCTTGACTTGATATAGAAGACATAAATTCTTTTACAGCCATGTTAGCCTCATCTATATCGTCAGAATTAAATATTCCGTCAATATATCCAGAGATTCCAGACTCCACCAGAGAATTGGCGGTATCTAAAAACGTGCTTGTAAGATTTAACAGGCTAAATATAAGACCCTCACTTTCATTTCCTATTTTTAATTGAAGGGCTTCAAAACTGTCCCCTATATTAGATATCTTACCAACCACAGTACCAGATATTGCATTCATAGACCCAGAAACGCCTACAACATCTCCAAGACCTAATATATACTCCTGAATAGCGTCGCTTGTAAAATCTACCTGCTCTTCTACTCCTTTGAATGTAAACCGAACTTTATCACCTTCTTTCTGAGATCGGACACCAAACTCTTTTAATCTTTCAAACTCTCCTACCTGTGCATCAATAATAGCCTCTGCTAATTGGTCAAAATCTTTACCTGTAGATGCTGCTAAGTCTCCTAGTTTTCCAAGTTCTTTTTGTGTAGGTACAAATCCTTGATTTGCTAGCTTTATAAATGAGTCCGTTAATTGAGATACACTGAATGGTGTAGTCGCTGCGAATTGCTGTATTTCTCTAAGTGATTTTTGCGCCCTTGAAGAAGAGCCTAGCGTATTAGTTAATACGGCTTCCATTTTCTGGAACTTACCCGTAACGTCTACCACTCCTTTAGCGAAATCTAGTATTTGATCCGCTGCAAACGCTGCTATAATAGTAGCCCCGACCTTTTTCATAGTTCCGTTTAAAGAATTAAGCTCTTTGTCTTGGTCTTTAAACTTCTTATTAGTCTGGTCTACCTCTTTTTGAGTTATGCCATTGGTTTTATTGAAATCCTCAAGCTCTTTATTTGCAGATGCTAGCTCTTTTTTGTCTACATCATATTTGATGCGAATGTTCTCAGTTGCCAAATCATTATTTCTTGCGTTTTTCTTGGCGTTGCCTTTCGGCCTCTAAATTCTCAACGTAAATATAGTAATTTTCTATCGAAAACGATTTTATTATGTTATACTCCGATGGTTTGTAGTCGCTTACAGACCATAGCTCATCCCTTCCTTTGCTTACTTCTTTATCGTGTACCCTTGCTTTATTTTTTGCACGTACTCTTTTTGCGCTTTTGTCAATTTTAAGAATGTTTCTAAATCTTCTTCTGAGATATTCGGCTGAATTAGATATTTTCTCATGGGCTGATTGAAAAAAAAAGCGGTTGCGGGCTGTTTTTTAAACAAACTTATTTTTTCCTCATTATAATCATAGTCATAATCAAGTATATTCTCATCCAAATCAAAAAAAACGCAAGAAAACAACCTGTAGTAGGTGTCTGTTTCCATAAATTGAGAAGATAGATTAAGTATAGCGTTTTGAATGATAATAGATTTTGTTAGATCGCCCTTATTTAACTGCTCTATTGATTCTCTTATTAATTCTTCTAAATCTTTTGACGATATGCTTAATTCAGCCTCCCTTATGAACTCCATTGTTCTCTTATACCTTAACACAGGCATGTCTAACAGGTTCTTAAACTGATAGTACTCCTTACCATCAATTTCAAAAGCAAACTCTGTGACTGTCTTATAAGTAGGGTGCAGGCATGTGGCCTTGTTAGGGATGCCGTTTACATCACCTTCTTTGTTAACTTTTCTTATCTCATAGCCAAATAATCTCATCTATTCAATAGTTTATTTACAATGTAGTTAGTACCACACATAGAAAACACCCAAATAGGCAGATATTGAATGGGTAAATCTGTAAAAAAGAACCCTATTGATCCGTATAACGAAGTCATACAAGGGGTGCAATCGAATAGAACTTTAGATAGGATAGGGCTTACATCGAATATCCAATCACCAACAAATCCAAGTATCATATTACCCCTAGTGCTAGCGTGAACCCCATAAATAACAAGAATGTTTATTATAAATGCTTTTTCCATACCGAAGATTTAATTAAGGGAGGGAAATCTCCAAAACCCTCCCCCTGAATTGAACTGTTATGAATAACAAATATACTTACTTTCTATTTAAATTCTTAGGATTGCTTATTAATGTCGGATATTCAGCATCCAAAGCATATCTAAGCCCGTCTAAGAAATCATTTTTATACTCTTTCCTGTCCTTAACTAAAATCCCTGTCTCGTCTACTATTGAGTACTTACAGTCGTTTATAAGCTCTGTTAAGGATGGGTCTATATTAATGTTCTTGTGCTGTAGCGCTGAGTTACAAAGAACCCTTGATTCTATCAGTCCTAAGTTCTTGCCTCTAAGCCGTATTTGTGCATCTCTAAGATTTAGCTCGCTTTTAATTATCCTCCAGTACGAAGTCTTCCCTCTAGCCGTGCCGCTTCGATTTTTCCCAGACGCATCACCCGTAACTATAAAAAAGTGATTAGGGTATTTGGCTTTTATATGATCGCATACTTGGTAAATATCACTATCGTTTAACCTTATTTTGTCAATGAAATTAGATGTGTCTTTGTCGGGGGTTTGATACACAGTAACAGCAAAAGGCTCTAAATTAAAGTCAAAGGTTAGCTTAACTGGGATACTTTCATCTAATGAGCATGGATTAACGTGCAATTCCTGATTAAATGCGTATAGGAATTTATTAGACGTATCCACTATTCCCCACTCTCCTAAGCAATAGATTTGATAATATAACGAGTTTGTTTCCTTTAATGCGTTGAGACTATCTTTATACTCTTGATCTAAGAAGACGTTATCTTTATATGTGGTGTGTACAAATGTAGCCTCACCTGAGTCTATTAGCCTTTTCTTAATCCAATGGTTTTCATCTATGGGGTTAAACGATAAAATAAACTGAACATAGTTCTTTTTCTCTCCCCTAACTCTTAATAGTAGCTGGTCAAAGTCTTCTTCTTTTAGTTCGGTAGCTTCTTCAATCCATATAGAGGTAATCCCCTGTATAGACTTGATTTTCTCAGGCTCGTCTAAGCCCTTGCATATAATTACGTTACCATTGTCGAATGTAAACGTCTTGTCGGTCTTGTTGACAACAACATGATTGTAAATCCCCCATTCACTTATTCGCTCTATAAGCTCAGCATATACAGAATCTTTTATTGTGTTGGCTACCTTTCGAATTACTAGTATTTTATGGGGTGTTTCTTCGCAAGCTCTTCGAAGTATTTTAGAAGAAACGAATACTGATTTACCAGAACCCGCACCTCCGTAGAAAATAAGTATTCTTGATTGGTCTTTGAAGTACGGAGAATAAACAGGATTAGTTTTTACTATCTTCTGCATCCTCGAATTTAATTGAATTGACGCTTAGATCACCGCTTATCTGGTTTATTACTCTCGCTTGCTTGGGTTTGAAGTATTCAACGGTTTTTAGGAACAGATCGGCTGCTTTATCTTTGTCTTCCGGCTTGTTGCTCGTCCATAACTTATTTATGTGATTAGAGAAATGATCTGCCTGCTCTCCTGTTATTGATTCAGCAAGGGCTTCCCATTGAGCAGATTTTTTGCCTTTTGCTCCTCTTGGTCTTCCTGAATTCCCTTCTTTAAACGGCATGTTAATTTATGTAGTTTACATAATTACCTCTTATCAATAAACTCTCCAATCCACTCACTAGTGAATCTTATTGCTAAACAAAGATAAACGAATTTTTCTATACTTTGATTATCGGTAAACACCAATGTTAATAACGCAACGACTGTAATTAATGTCATTGCTGTTTTTACGATCCCTATTTTAAATACTGTTTTCATGGTTTATAATATCCTTTTTGTTGCGCTCTATCCCTTGCTGATTTAGGCACTACTAAAGAATCAACGGCTAACCATTGATGTCCGCAGTTATACCCGCCTCTATTTATAAAGATGGTACTTCCATTTGTTCCTGATATTTTACCTGCCCATTCTTCATTTGCAGTATGTTGAACCTCTTTTTTATGAAAGTACCTTCCTTGACGTACTCTATCCAAACAGTACCTCCTAGATGTATCTTTGACTGCTCCATTGTAATAATAAAACTCAAGCCCTAAATCTTGGCTTACCGTTTGGTTGTAATTTGCATTAAATTGATTAAGAGCATCCGTAGTTATCTGTCTGGTATATCGCTCTAATTTACCTAGTTTTTCGGCATTTCCCAAAATATCTAACCTAAGGGCTTCGGTTAGGTCTGTTATTGATCCTCCTGTCGTTATGTTATCTTGAAGTAGTTTTTCAACGGGTGCAATGATCTCGTTATTTATACCCGCTTCCAACAAACTGTTTTTCGTTGCGTCTATGCTTAGGTTTCTCACTGCGTTAAATACATTCTTATTTGCATTTAACGTACCCGATGCAATGGTTTGGTAGTACGTATCATTAATTCCTTTAAGTTCATCAAAAGCCCCTAAAAACGTGCTTAGGTTCTTCTTGTATTGAGGTGTTATTATAGTTCTTGATATATCCCCTCTTAGGGTTCTTAGGATTTTTAGATTATTGTTATTGGTTAGAATGTTTCCCGCACTGTCTGTTTCTAGCTTTCTGATGGTCTGGAAGATGTTAGACCACATATCTTTTTGTCGAGTGCCTATATTCTTATTGAATCGCTCTCTAAAAAGGTCTATAGTATCTTCTGTTTCCTTAAAAGTGCTAGACTTGCTCATAAATTCGTTTTTTTAACTCTGAGTCAGATAACCACCTACTGGAATAAGGGTTTTTCACATTTATAGTTTTTCTCACACCATCTACTTCCATTACTACGTGTACGTGGTCAAAGTTATCTGGCGCATGAACGCCTATCCATCCTTTTATTTTCTTACTCATATTGAGTCTTTATTTGATTGCATTGTTCGGGTGTTAAGTGCTTATCTATTGCATGATAAGTACACGTACCTAGTTTAAACTCTGTTTCTACACCAAATTTACCACATATTTCGTAAGGTGCGACATCAGGTAAGTTGTGAGTAAAAAAAACATCTTCATTACCTTCTCTTGATGAGTAATGTTTAACGCTTAATAGTTTGATGTGGTCATTTACATCCCTTATACTTATACCCCCATTTCCTCCAGCCCTGTCCGGTCTTGCCCACGGTGCGTCAGCCTTCCAAGGTGCGCCAACATAAGAATATTTATACATTTCCTTATCAAAAGGCCGTAATATCATTGAGTCATGTTGAAATATTAATACTTTATCATACTTCTGATGCATTACCCAAAACTGGTAGTCCGTTAGTATCTTATTGTAGTCATCTGCCGTATTTACAATAAAGTCTTTATAGTGCTTTAAATCCCACCCATCAAGAAATGACATGTGCTTATCTATGATTAAATCAAGCTCTTTTGATGGTCTATTGTCTATGATTATTGCGCAATTACCCACAGCTTTTGCACCTTTTAATTTCCCCAACTATCTTATCAAGATTGTAATATCTGTGATTCTTTAAGACATCTGGAAGAGTTGTTTTATCGAAATCCTCAGTTTCAATCCATACCGTCTGGCTATCTGGATGCAAGTGAGTCGTTTGTCCTTTTTTGTATTTTAGCCATTTTTCCCTAAACCATGTATGAGGTATAGATTTATGCCCGTGACAGCTTATCTTATACTCAGTTATTAGTTCACTTTGAGCATACCCCATATGGTAAATTTTGCCTTCGTTTATAACGCCGTTACCTTTCCCATTAACTACGTGAAATCTAGTAGGCGCAAACCCATCTCTATGAACTTCATTAAACGATCGCCAAAAATGATACCACTGAGACCCCGCTACATTAACATTCTCGCACCCTGTTTTATAAGCAGCTTCCTTGGCCTTATCAAGGTCTTCCCATATCTCGTCAGCGTCAACCGCTAATATTAAATCAAACCCTCTAGCATATTCGAAGACTAGTTTCCTATGCTTGTTTTCCTCTGTTGTTTTAGGAATGTTAACCCACTTGATTTTATTTGATGCATGCTCTGCAATAGACCTTAATTGATTACCGTTATCGGGGTTCCTCATTCTGGAATCTTGACCATAAGACGGACGATCGGTATACAATATTAAAATCTCATCTACATGATCATCTATTGATCTTATAACAGCGTCTAAATATTCAGAACCATAGTGTAGAGGTATGTAAGCTAGCGTTTTAATTTTCATAGTCGTCATTTTTATCGTAAGGATGTGAGCAAACGCAAAACAATATAGAGTCTTTTTTTATGTCAAATGAATGCTTTTTGTTTTGACCAACAAAAACCCTTTTTGGGTCTATTGACATGTCAAATTGCTGATCTTCTATAGTACATATTGCATTACCTTCAAGTAAAGTAAAGTCTTCTTCTTTTATTTTATGGTAATGATTCCCTAGTGTGCAGTCTTTTTTTGCTACTATTATTTTTAACTCCCCTTTTTTATACGGAATAGATGTTAATAATCTCCTATCGTCTTCGTGAGTCATAGTTCTGCTTTTGTCATTATATGTACCAATTCTTTAAATTTGATCTTAGGCTCAAATCCTAATAATTTCTTTGATTTAGAAGCGTCTCCTATCAAAAGGTCTACTTCTGCTGGTCTATAAAATTTAGGGTTTATTTTAACCCTAATTACATCGTCTTGATCATATCCTATTTCTTCCTCCCCTTTTCCATGCCATGAAATATTATAACCCGCTACCTTAAAAGATTCTTCAACCCATTCCTTAACACTGTGAGTTTCACCTGTAGCTATCACAAAATCATCTGGTTTATCATGTTGCATGATGTTCCAAATCCATTCTACATACTCTTTAGCATAGCCAAAATCCCTCTTAGCTTCCATGTTTCCGATTTCCATAAATTCCCGCTCTCCTCTTGAAATCTCTCCTACGGATTTACACACTTTTCTGCTTAAAAACTCTGTGCCTCTTCTCTCTGATTCATGGTTAAATAATATTCCATTGTAAATCTTCATATTGTAAGACTCCCTATACAGTTTACCTACGTAGTAGGAAGCCACTTTAGAAGCTCCATAAGGCGATCTGGGATAAAAAGGAGTTTTTTCTGTTTGCGGAACTTCTTGAACCTTTCCGAACATCTCACTTGAGCAGGCTTGGTAAATTTTTGGGTCTATTCCTGCGGTACGAACCGCTTCAAGTATAGAAGTATATCCTAGCGTATTAACTTCGAATGTTTGCGAAGGGTTCTTGTAACTCCATCCTACATGGCTCATTGCGGCTAGATTATATATTTCATCTGGCTTAACTTCTTTAATGATTCTGTGAAGAGAGCTTGAATCTGTCATATCCCCCATGTGAACGGTAATTGACCCTTCTAAGTGTTTGATTTTTTCATTCAAAGGTTCGCTAGTGCGCCTCATCATTCCGTGAACATCGTACCCTTTTTTAACAAGCAACTCAGCTAAATAGCTCCCGTCTTGCCCGTTATATCCTGTTATTAGTGCTTTAAGAGGCATATTTCTTTGATTATATTTTGATAACTAAACTCTTTTGATGCGTGTTTTTGTCCCTCCTTACTTATTTCGTTCCTTAAATCTTCTTGCTCTAAGTAAAAATCAATCTGATTAATAAGATGGTTAATGTCGTTAAAAACATCTAAATGTGTTCCAATCTTAAAATCTTTTTCGATTCCTTTATAATTGTGAGAAAGGACAAACGCACCACTACATAAAGAACGACCAAGACGATCAGAAAAATATCTATCACTGTCGAAATGACTGCAAGAAACTGCAATTTTAGCCCCTCTGTAAACTTTAGCCTCCTCATATTGCGAACTATTTACATTCCCAGCATTTCGCCATCCATTACCATAAACTTTAAACCTTTCACCGTATTTGTTTTGTAGAGTTTGTACTATGTTTTTTCTATATTTTGATAAGGGAAATTGATTACCATAATGGTTGGCTAAAAAAACTATATCAGCAGTTTTGGCTATTTCTCCTTCTGGTTTAAATATATTCGTGTCTATCCCTTGCTGAAGAAAGACAGAATTAAACCCCTTCGATTTAAAATTATCCGAATCCTCTTGGTTACTAAATCCAGTTACATTTACATGCTTAGCAAAATGAAACATCCAACTAGGCACAGAACTCCTCTTATCACCTGTCCAATTAATAACAAACGCCCCTCTGTTTTTTAGATTTCCTATAGATTCCCCTATAAACGAGCACGTGTTTTTTCCGTCTATCGTATCAGACTGTATCTGGATAAATATAATATCAGGAGTTTCGACAATTTTTTCAAGATTGATTGCTAAACTAGAGTCTAGTTTTAATTCAGAATAGTCGGAGACTTCCCTAAAATATTTAGGCATTGATTCCGTACCTACGTTACATCCAATATAGAGTAGTTTCATTTTCTATGTATGTATAGTAAAATTCATAATCATAAGTGCAAGTATAATAATAATTCATATCGAACCTCTTTTTTTTGAGCCTTCCACCTCTACAAATTTATAAGGCCTTGGGACTACGTCAGTCATAGTGTACGCTCTGCCAGATTCTTTGTGCTTATGAACGCACTGTATTCTATTAGACGGGTTTGTTAATCTATACCCAGCCCTCTCTATTTCGTAGGCTATTCTATTGTCGCACCCCCTCTTTCCAATATGGAAGTATCCGTTAACACCTTTTACCTCTCCACGAAAAACCCATACATCCTGAGAATACTTCGCTTTTGCTTCTTTGTTGTATAGGTGCATGGCTTCAAATGGAACTATATTACCTTCTTCGTCTATCTCCCATCTAGTTAATGCGTAAGCTTCTCTAAAACTCATTGTTTTAGCTCTTAAAATAGACTCAGTGAAATAAATATCAGAGTTTGATAAAATATTAATATCATTCGGGTATTCTTTTGTAGCCTCGAAAAAATCATTATAAGTAGGCCTGTCTGAGAAATTTATAATTTTATCAAAGTACCCATAATTAGAGTTGTGGTTAAAACAAAAATCTAGCTCCTTCTGCCTCTCATTGTTTCCGCACTGGAAATGATTTACAAATAAATTTATTTTCGACATTCGCTGTTTTGCTTGTTAAACTCATAATGATATAAAAATTTATCTATGTGATGAACATCATCTGAATTGTAAGATGAACCCATAGACCTAGCCCATTCATGATCTTCTGATAAATTCTTGTGAGGAAATTTAAATACTATTTCGTCCTTCTTCCAAACACACAAATGATCAGGTAACATTACCTTGTACCGAACCCCGTTTATCTCCTTCTTTAAATTTCTACCAATGTTAGGATCATAGGTAAATGGAGCATCTTTTAACCCGTTCGTATTTTGAGTTCCTTTAAATGTAATTACTTTTTTATCTGCATCAATCGCTTCTAATATGGAATCTATATATTCTTCGCTAACTCTATCATCATCGTCTATAAAACAAACGTAACGACCAGAAGACATATTAATTAATAAATTCCTCTTCTCTCCAACGCTAAATGATTTATTATCTGTAAGACCTAGTATTTGTACAGGTTTAGATTGTATCTGATATTGTAGATCATTGTATAGTGAACAAAAAGACTCAGACCTGCTATTAAGCGTTGGTATCAATATAGATAATGAATATTCTTTGCTCATTTTTTTTCTATAAACATACTTGCTTATACTCTTTCTCACTAGTTCTTGTTAATTGTGAAAAGTAGATACGCTGCCTTAGTGGTTACAATTGGCTGAGTAACCTTTTGGTATTTAGGCGTTATCTTTGTTCTTGGTTTCACAATAGTTAATCATAAGACAAATATAGCGATTTCTTATTAAACCATAACATCCGCTAAAATGCAATCTCGTACCTCGATCGTCGCTCAAGCTCATTTTAGCTCCGCGTTGTGTGCAAGTGCTTTCCTTTCGTCCATTGTTGAAAGTTTATCGGTATTTGACCAAAAAGAAAAAAAGCCCCCGCACTTTTGTTTTTTCAAAACAATTGGAGTTGGCGTTTGTGCAACTCATATCGTTTTACGCTTTGTTCAAAGTATTCTGTATCTATTTCGCAAATATCAATATCAAACTTTTCATCGTGGCAAGCAATTGCAATACTCCCACTACCTCCGTGTGTGTCTAATATCTTCCATCCTTTTTTAGCATAGTTTTGTAAAGTCCACTGGTAAAGGTGTGGTGGTTTTTGTGTCGGATGAAATTTTTCAGCTTTATTTTTATATGCACTATATCTACACATTTTATTTGCACCTGAGAAAGAAGTCCAAGCATATTCGCAATCTGAAAAACTTAATCCTTCTGGCACTTCTTTATCCCAAATAATAAATTTTCTGCATATAGGTAAGTCAAAATAGTTACCGCCCCAAATAATTTGATTTTTACTCACTCTAAAAAGTTGCTCAAAGTATTCAGGCGTTGGCGTGTTCTTATCCCAGTCTTTAGGCTTCCACTTCCTATTTTCAGCCTTGCTCGCTTTTGGAGTGTTGCCTATGCCCATATTCATATTTGCTAAGTCTAATCCGTATGGTGGGTCAACTATTGCCAAGTCATAAAAGTTATCTGGAGTAGCTTTCATAAATTCAATATTATCTACATTAAAAAAATTAATGCCCTCCCCTCTTTTTTCTTTTTTACATTCGTTCATTTAATCAAAATTAGTGGTTAATAATCCGCACCAGACACACAACAACAAATATATGTCAGCTTGCCGCAGGCGCAACACAAGCCGCCACATATTCAAACCGTTAACACAATAAAATCAAACTAACAGTCCAATCTTATCTCCTTTACTTATATCAATTTTAGCAAATGCTTCAACAGCCCTTACCGTGTAATCTTTTCCGTTAATATTCACTACTGATCCAATTAA